TCACAATGCTGTTAACGAGGCATGTGACAAACAGGTCGGTGTAATTGGGACTACAACATTTGGTCGCAAATATATGTCGTGGTTCACCCGCGGATCTGGCTCTCAAGAGACCTCGAAGAACAACTCAGAGGACAATGCCGTAATTGGCTATTGTGCACTGCGAAACACTATGTTCAAAGATTACACAAAATGCACTGAAGAGGTAGACACGACCAACGTGTGGCGGGTCTACACTCCTGATGAGGCTTATGAAGCTCTTCTGGTGTACGGTGGTGATGATGGCTTACAAGATGGTGTTGACCCAGTGCAGTTGAAGAAAAGCGCCGAAATGTTCGGGCAGGACTTCGATTCGGAGCTTGTTAAACGAGGAGATCTTGGCGTTGCGTTCCTGAACCGCCAGTTCACGCGCGACGTTTGGAACGGGTGCCCAGATTCCTGTTCTAACCCACTACGGTTGTTGCAAAAACTGTTTGTGGGACCCGCAGACTTGAATCGCGGCTTGACGACACTTCAGCTGGAAAATGGCTGTCGTACTGATCGTGCACTCCAGCGATGGCTGGAGCGCGCTGGTGGATATTGGCGATTGGATCGCAATTCGCCAGTGATTGGCGAAATCGTTGAGGCCGCATATGAATTATGCGGTGAGAGGGTCGGTGGAGAATTAGCCCCGTGGGATGGGAAATTTTCAGCCGACACTACTTGGCAAAATGAACGTCACGATGACTACGACGAGATTTTTGCAACCATGATCCCAGATTTTGATTACGACAGATTTCGAGCGCATATTTGTCGCATTTATTCAACTGGTGACCCCATGGAGTTGCTTCGTTTCCCATTGTGCACACCAACCCCGGCGACACCTATCGTCAAGGATGTGTGCGTCATTGGTGAGCAACTATTGTATCCGCAGCCAAAAACTGAGGATCCCGACATTGATAAAGATGACAAAGAGTCAGTCATTGTTGGAGCTATTGAGTGTGAACCAGCGACTGTCAGCCGTGATCGATCAGCAATGATCAAAGCAGATTATGAACTGACAGTCGCTGAGGAGAAAGCAGCAACCGCCAAGGCGGAGTTTGAGCATGCGATGGCTGAAGCCGCCGCGGCCATTGCTGCTGTTCCCTCTTTAGATAAGAACGGCAATAAGTTGGCGAAGAAGCCGACTGTGCCGACCGCGGGTAAGAAATCAGAAAAACCAGTGCGCCGAGACGCAGCTGGTTATACTGACCCGCGTGACTGGACGCCTCCAACCAAATGGGAGAACGAGACGCCAGAACAGTTCGCTGCTAAGTTGAAGCAGTGGAACTTGAAACGAGCCAATGTGATGAAGCGTAAAGGCCTGAAGGATGAGAAGAGCCAGGCCGCACTTAAGTCTTCACTGAAGGGTAGTTTCAACCCATACGGCAATGGCCAGCCAATGCGCCCAAGTGGGCTTGCTTGGACGTGCTGGTGGTTGTCCGTGTGGTTGGTCTCACGGCTTGGGGTGTGGCAGAACACGGACATGGAGTTCCCTGAAGCTCTTATCCCTGAAGTGTTGCCTCTCATCGGTATTGAGCCGAACCCTGGGCCTGAGTGGTTAGACATTCTGGCACACACTTTATTCGTGGTGGCAATTATCATGTGGGTGTATGATTTTGCTGACCGCTGTGCGGAGTTATCGTTCATGGGTAGCTTCAATCCGTACGGCAATGGTCAAACTGAGATTAGAGTTAGTTTGCCAGATGTGTATTTCGGACCTAATCATGTAATGTCTTTTGAGGACCACATGAAAATTTTAGACGTGTTGCACTCGAACATGAATGAAGCTAGGGACCGATGCCACTCACTTTGGGTCGAACTGGATAAAGAGCGCCGGTTCGGCCAAAACCCTTTCATGATTGCTTCACACGAGCATGACATTGGTTATTATTTGAAGGAGCAGGATGACACGATGGATGAGATCAACCGGTTAGAAGCGGCACAAGTGCTGATCGGATTGATGGGTTCAGGCGCATCAAAGGGTGATGGCCCTAATGTGCCGTGTGTTATCTGTTCGGCGTTGAGTTATCACTACTCAATATGTGGTGCGTGCCATGGGCCCCGCCACGTCCAATTTTGGGCCAAGGAGATGGTCATGGCTGAGATCCGTGAACGCTCGGTACGCTCAAGTTACACAGTTGAGCTAGTTGGCGACCCTTGGTTGCCACGGTGGCCGTGCTTACGGTCAATAGCTCGAGGTTGGTATTATGTCTTCCGCCGAGAAGAGGACAGACGCCAACGCATGCTTTACCAATGGTTGGCTGACCAGGCCAACATTGGCTTATTGGGGTCAGGATCGTCGAAAGGTGACGGACCTCAGTGTTCTATGTGTGCTAATGCGTGTAACTTCCATACGTTGTGCAACCAGTGTTGTTCCGAACGCCACAAGCAATTTTGGTCTAAAGAACAGGCTCTGTCAGATATCCGAGCCCTGTCAAACTTTGGCGACATGGATTTGGTGCGAGGCTGGCCATCAATTATGAACGGTTACGTGTCAGTGGCCATTCATTCTTTGTGGAGACGAGAGCAAGATCGTCTCGACAATTGGTTCAATGAGTGGCTAGTTGATCAAGCCGCCATTGGACTTCTGGGTGCTTCATCAAAGAAAGGGGACGGGCCTTTCTGCGACAAGTGCCATACTTATCAACCACCAGTGAATGGGTTGATTTGTGTCCGCGTGGTTTGCGCAGACACTGTTGCTTGTGATGCGCGATCTATGTACCCAGAGTACGAAAGAGGCACTCAGTGGGTTGGTGACGGCCTGCCATGGGAGTCCTGTCCGTACGGGTGCGCATGTCACAATTGTGTGGTGAAGAATCATGGTTACAGATTCAAGATCAACAAGTTAATGCTCAACTATGTCCCCTCGGGTCCACAAGGTGAGGTCGCACCTCACCGTTCCGAAATCGACATAACGATGAGCAACAACATTGCAACAACAACACCGCGCCCAGGTTACTCCAACCAGTTTGAGAAAGACGAGTTGGTGCGCAACACTGTGCGAAGCGTCACGAACATCGCATCTTTGCGAGCCCTTCGTGCCGTGACGAAGGACCTCCAGCGGGAGGTCGCCCGACGCGAGTTTGAACTCGCGCAGAATGCTGAGACAACTCAAGAGGCCATCGGCCTGCTTGGAGCCGCAGCTTCTAAAGGGGACGGTCCAAACGCGATCGTATTCGACAACTACCTTGGGATGTTTGCCACACGCAAGGAATCTCTGTCAGCACGACAGA